TACCTTCTTTGTCTTCTTCCATAACCATACCTTATCTGTCGGGATATCCCGACATTACCCAGCCACGCCTTGTGGCTTGATGTTCTCATCATACATCACAGAAATGTTTCTGTCAATTACGACATCAGCAATTTTGCTAGATGTTTCTAGTGCAAGTCTGGCAAGTTGGGTGTAACCCTGCTTGACCATTCTATCGTGTTCAGCGCGTAGAGACTGCCTAATGATATTCACTTCGGCAGGAGTCAATTCTATTGAGATATTACTGCCCATAAGCAAGGCTCATAACTGTCTCAAAGACGATATCGTCAAGGGTATCAACGAGAGCAGCCCACTCCCTGAGAGTTACAGTACGCCCCAAGATTTCTTGGACTAGTTCGTAATCCAACTTGGCTTCCCAGACGGTGTTTGTGTCGGAAAATTCCGCAACGAGTTCATCTGCTGACTTGTACGCCATTATCCGAACTTCCGACCTGATAGACGAGCCTTGGCACGATAAGCCTTGGCTAAGCGAAGTACCAGTACGATTAAAGCAGCAGCAGCAAATGTGCGCCAGTAAAGGAACACATCACCAAAGTAAGTGGTAAGGCTAATGCCCCACTCGCTTACATTGAGGTTAATCATTTCCATATCATATCCTTAGAACGCTGTCGGGATATCCCGACAGATGATAACGCTTTGTTATCACGCGCTTACCGCAGGACTCGCACCTGCGTTACTGCCTATCGTAAGCCACCAGCCTTGCACCCGACCCAACGACAGGTCAAGGCTCTCGCCAATAAGATAATTTTACTACGCTAAAATGTTTCTGTCAACTTGGAAAATATTCTTCAAGTTCGCCATCTATTGTCCAGCCATCACAGAACTTATCATCTGTCTTTGGGTGCCAATGATTAAACGACCAATGAGGAAAAAACTTGCTCATTAGTTTATGGGCGCACTTATGGCACAAGAAGAACTCAAACTCTTTGCTGTCTGGGTATATCGTGTCTACATATTCGTTATACCCGCCCGAGGCAGTAAAGGTAAGGGAGTTCTCAAAAGTGCCAAAGTGCTCGTTGGCTCTTTGCAAAGCATTGCAAGAGTCGCAGTTTCTCGTAACGTTAGGGTTGGTTTCCCTAATCTCTGCTGGTGTAGGCTTGCGTGGACTCATTCGCTTAACTCCATTTCCATTTCGCGTTTCCATTGTTGCTTGCTGGTCTGTCGGGATATCCCGACAGTATAGACATCTTCATCGGCTATCAACTTCCAAGATAGCCAACTAGGAAAATTTGTGTCGAATTTTCTTGAGGTGTTATCGCTGTGGCTCATTAGTTCTCACACTCCCCGCAAGTAGGTGAACCGTCTACCAAGTGGTAGCCATCATTTTCATTTAGGTCTATGGCGCAAGACCAGCACTTAATTCTCATTATGCACCAACCTTGATTAGCATATGAGACTCACAGAAGTGAGTGTTAGTGCCAAAGAACTCAGCCTTATCAAAACAGCCCTGAGCCTTGCAGGTAAAGCCATTGTAATCTGATGTGCGCATAATAATTACATTACGCGCTGCGCGTGCTGCTTCTTCTTTTTTAGCGTCTTTCGCGTTCACCCTTGCTTGCATACTCTCAACGAGAGCCAGCAAAGTTGGGTCAGTTACTGCGTTCATTTCGTACTCCGTTCCTGTCGGGATATCCCGACAGATAGTTGTTGGTATCAGTAAGAGCAGGACTCTCGCTGATAACACTAGTCTAGTCTATCAAAATGTTTCGGTCAAGCACCGAATATCCTTCGTGTCGTCGGGATATCCCGACACGCTGGGCAGGTCGGTGGCTCTCATCATTCGCACGCAGGTTTGTGTTGGAAATTTTCTAGGCTTGGTTGGTGGCGCAGGTCGGCGTCATAGAAAGTTTGTGTTGGGCGCACGATTTGGGTAAAAAAAAAGATAAAAAAAATAGATAAAAAAATAACCCCCGCGCCCGTAGGCGCGAGGGTTATTTTCTATTGGTTAGACTTCTACACCTACCTTGCGGGCGCTTGCTTGGGCTAACTCTAGAAGTAGGTCATAGACTTCTTCTTCACACCCATCTTCTATTCCATCAACTAGCGCTATCGCGGCGCGAAGCGTGTCTGCAACGGTAGCCTTTACCTTTGCTGGCTTATCTTCTTTTGGTGTTGTTGGTGTACCACTATTCTTGCGCTTATTAAAAGCCTTGATTTCCTTTGCAAGTGCTTCATAGGTTGGGAATTGGGTAGCGATATCCGCACCTAATTTATATGCAGCAGTTGCCTTGGTTAACTTCTCTTTAATTGTGAGTGCTGCAAAGGCTTCATATCCTTTAGTCTTATCATTAAGAATAAGGAATACGGGCAGCGCTTCTATTTGAGAAGTTAGAAGTACTGGTGATTTAGTGCCTAATTCTTCTACGCTTTTGCGAGCGTTGCGAATATCAACTTTACGGCTTGCGATTACTTTTGCGAAAGTAATCACCGCGCTAGTTGCGTCGGTGTCCATCTTTTGAGTTTTGGCAACTAGTGAAGTCCAAGCGGTATTTACTGCTGGAATTGTGTGAGTTACTTTCTTACTTGCTTTTGGTGATTTAGACATTGGGTGCAACTTTCTATGAGTAAGCAACTTGGTACTTAATCTCATAAGACCAGTATAGCCTATAAATACGATTTGCAACACCATAGGCGCGGGGTCAATTTAGGCGCGTATCTTGTCGGGATATCCCGACACGCCTAGCGCGTGAGCGTGAGCGCCCAAGCGTGAGCCGATACGGGGCAGACACGCGGGGCGATATGCGGGGCAAGCGGGGCGCGGGGCGGTATAAGTCCGAGCCGATAGCAATAGCGGATATATCTTTCACTTCTATTTTATTTTATTTATAGCCCCGTAATTCATTTATAAATATGGCTAGTAGATAGTTGCTCACTACATATTGCTGCATAAGCATTAAAAGCAAAACAATACGCGCACACTTGCCGCGTTTGACCCGCGGTTTATTAAAAGCGGGTCGTATTATATATATATACTCCCATAATTATTTTCTGTTATATTTAATGGCCCCCTCAGAGTACCTAAAGTACTCCTCGGGATGTGTGACCTACGTCACACTCTACGCTCAAGATATAGGGGTTCGGGGAAATACTTCCCCAACCCACTCGGAAAAGACCCGTTTGAACGGGTCTTCTATAGTATATATATAATATATACGGAGTCGCTCCGTTTAAGACTCCGCGACTCCTATATATAGTAATTTTAAATTTTTTTTTATCAATATGCCCCCCTTATGCCGTTTATAGGGTACGTTAAATCGGCGTTATAGGACAGGACATTATATGGGACGCAAAGCAGGAAAACAGACATATTCCAAGGAGGACGCCCAGGCTAAAGTCCTGGCCCTCTTAGAGCAAGGTGCGACCGTCACCGCCGCTATGGCATCCGTAGACCGTCAAGACACCGCCTTTCGTCAATGGACGATGCAGAGCCCAGATTTTAAAGAGGCTTCTGACAAGGCCCGCCTCGCGGGCAAAGGCATTAAGGCTGACCTAGCCGAGATGAAGAATATGCCTTTTGCGGAGTTCTCTGAGACCTTCCTGGGTTCTAAACTCTTTGACCATCAACTAGACTGGATTGACCTTATAGAAGGCAATACCCCTAGATGGCTACCTGCTGGTATGACTTATGAGCCAGGCGACCCTAACCGTGTCTTGATTAACGTGCCACCCGAGCACGCCAAGTCGACTACTATTACGACTAACTATGTAACACACCAGATTGTAACTAAGCCTAACACCCGAGTCATCATTGTATCCAAGACTCAGGGTATGGCTCGTAAGTTTCTAGGAGCCATCAAGACTAGACTCTCACACCCAGGATATATAAAACTCCAGACGGCCTTTGGCCCTAATGGTGGGTATAAGGCAGATGCTACACAATGGTCTGCAGATATGATTTACCTAGGTACTGGTAGAGACTCAGGCGAAAAAGACCCAACGGTTCAAGCCCTAGGATTTGGTTCCCAGATTTACGGAGCACGTGCCGACCTCATCATCCTAGATGACGTGGTTATGGGCAGCAACGCTCACGAATGGGAAAAGCAAATCGAGTGGCTTCAGAAAGAAGTCATCACCCGTTTAGGACGACACGGCAAACTTATTATTGTAGGAACCCGAGTATCATCTGTAGACCTCTACAAGATGATTAGGGATGGCTCACAATGGACTGGTGGCAAGACCCCGTTCACCTACTGTGCTATGCCAGCCGTACTTCGCTTTGATGATAAGCCGAAGAACTGGAAGACTCTTTGGCCCGCAACGGACCAACAAGAAAACGATTTGGACGACGTACTTGAAAACGGATTATACCCCAAATGGGATGGACCCTCGCTCTTTAAGCGTCGCTCTGAGGTCGCTCCGTCAGTATGGGCTATGGTCTACCAGCAAGAAGATGTCCAAGAGGACTCAATCTTCTCGCCCACCTGTATCGCAGGTTCCGTCAACGGAATGCGAAAGCGCGGACCGCTAAAGCCTAGCACCCCAGGACACCCCCAGAACGTTGAAGGTTATACTATTATCGGTCTTGACCCTGCTATGGCAGGTGCCACAGGAGCCGTGGTATGTACTTACAATAGAGCAGATGGACGCATCTACGTTCTAGACTGTGTTAATATGACAGACCCTAGCCCAGCAAAGATTCAATCTTTGATAGAGGAATGGGTCGAGAAGTATCGACCACAAGAACTACGTATTGAAATTAACGCACACCAGAAGGCGTATGCCTTAGATGATGACTTACGAGCATACTTAGCATCCTACGGATGCCAACTCAAATCACACTTTACTGGCAAGAATAAATGGGACACGTCTTTTGGTGTTGCGTCTATGTCTATGCTATTTGGAAGCACTAGAGATGGTCGTTTCCAAGATAACAACATAATTGAACTACCCAGCAACGAAGGTTCTGAAGGACTTAAGACCTTAGTGCAGGAACTTATTACCTGGAAACCAGATACTAAGAACCCCACAGACTGCGTAATGGCTCTGTGGTTTGCTATTATCCGCATACGCGAGATGATGCAGCAAAACAGTAATGCATCTAAGTGGATGCAGAACCGATGGACAACTCAGGCTCAAGCCTCAAGGCGACAAGCAGTCAATTTAGACGAAGCATTTGCTGACCAATGGTCGCAAACATATGGATAGGAAATGATATGCCAGCACCACTAGTAGGAATAGCAGTTGCAGCAGCAGCAAGACTAGCCGCAAAGAAACTTGCACAACAAGGGGCCAAGAAGGTTGCTAAGACCGCAACCACTCGCGCTCGCGCCAACTCAGCATCAGCAGCAAAAGCAGTTGCTCCCAAAAAACCTAAGGGTAAACTTGTTCCAGCCAAAAAAACAAGCACAGGTGCTATTAAAATTAACACCAATCCTAAGCCTGTTGAACGTTCCGTTAAGGTTGTAAATCCTAGTACACTTCGTAATGTTAAAAATAGAACTGCTAATGTTACAGCAAGAATGCGTAAATCTGGCGAAGCCGCCAATAGGTCTGCTTTTGATGTAAAGACTGGAACACCCAATGCAATCGTTAAGATTAAATCTGGTAGAAACATCAAACCTGCAACTACTAAAAAAACAATTGCTAGTCACCCCGCAAACGTTGGTAGGGCTCAATCTGCAGATAGAATTAAACAAGATTTAGATGCAATAAACTTTTTGGCAAGAAAAGGCAAAATAGTTAAGATTACATACAAATAATTTTTCCACACTTCGTTAGGACAATAATGGTAGCACCATTGATAGGCGCAGCCGCTGCTGCGGCAGCAAAACTAGCAGCAAAGAAACTTGCACAGGCAGCAGCCAAGAAAACAACTACCAAGACTATTGCTAAAAAACTATCTCCATCTGCCGAAAAATCTATTGCAGAAGCACGCAAGGCGCTTGGGACAACCAAGCCAGACCCTAAAGCCCTGGCACGTAGAATCACTCAAGATAAAGCCCGCGAAGCGGCTCGCATTAGAAAGCAAGGACGTAATACACGATGACGTTAAGTATGGAACAAGTAGTAGCACGCGTTGAAGCGTTGCGCTACCGTAACCACGAACGAGATGCTCGTAACCTAGACGTACTTGCCGTACGTAAGGGAAAGATTGCTCAGGTATATCCTAACTTTTTCCCAGAAGGTGTAGACGCCAACGTAGTTGCCAACTTTATTGATGTGGTAGCACGCGACCTCTCAGAGGTTATGGCTCCACTTCCAGCAATCAACTGCTCTGCTGCTAACTCTGTTAGCGACAAGGCACGCAACTTTGCTGACAAGCGTACCCGCATTGCTGCTAATTATTTTTCTCACTCTGACCTATCTGTACAAATGTACTCTGGTGCAGACTGGTACTTAACCTATGGTTTCGTTCCGTTTATGATTGAACTGGACGAAGAAAGCAAGTTGCCGCGTATTCGCGTAGAAAATCCAATCGGGGCTTACCCAGAATTTGACCGCTACGGACGTTGTGTGGCATTTGCTAAACGTTACTCTATGACACTTGGCGAACTGGTATCTCAGTTCCCAGAATACGATAGAGAACTTCTTGGCCCAGATGGTTATAAGCAAGACCTCAATTCAGTAATTGAGATGATTCGTTATTACGATAAAGACCAGTCTATAATTTATGTACCTCGCAGGCAAGATTTAGTTTTATCTCGCGCATTGAATCCAATGGGCAAGATGATGGTTGTCGTG